TATTTGTGTCAGAACTGCGTTGTTTGTGATTTTATAGAATGGTAATGATACCGTACGACGAATTTGACGCTTTACAAAGAGTTCGGGATCGCAGTAGTATGTCATTGCCGGTTCATGAGGTATAATTTCCACCTGGCTCGATAAGATATCGTTACATGGCGACTGTGGTTCATCTTTCTTTATAGAGTCTCCGCTTCCAGTTCCACTTCCAGTTCCGTCGCCGCTGCTGCTGCTGCTGCTGCTGCTTGTTGCTTTTTTTGGTCTTGGACGTATTACTTTGATTGGTCGTTTTGTATTCTCTGCCGATACACATTGAGAAGCCATTACTACGAACGACGATGACTATATGAATTATAATATTATGTTTATATCTGTATCAATTTTATTTCGTTTATCGTTTATCGTTTATCGTTTACGATAGAAATCAGATATAGTTACATAGTACGAGGTCATACGTATTCGCACTCACAATTGAATCAACGATTTGAAGTGGTTTGCCACAGCCAAATATAAGCCCATCATTCACGAGTTTATCGCATACTTCTTTACTCGCATGAGGATCGATTGGTTGTAATGTGTTTTTATATACTCCATGACGCAATATCCGACAATTAAAGTCTTTGTGCGCAATCACAAACGGTTCTTGACAGTGAATACATGTGAAGATATGATCCATGTAGGGCTTACTTTATATATACGCTTACAATAAAGCAAGCCTATATACGATAATTATAAATACATACCCACCGTATTTACACCAACTCCGCAATCACCGAAATCGCATCATCTCCGATCTCGAATCTCTGTCCGATGACTCTCACGCGGATTTCTTCTTCTTCTTGAAGACGCGTAAAATCTGCGCGGTCATAGTGATGATCACGCGCAATAAATACGACGACCGGACTTTTGGGTTCGTTAAGTGTCGCACGAATACCCGCCAAACTAATATTTTTAATCACACATGAAAAGACCACGCCTTCGACGAGAGAACATGATTCACATTCATAGACAACTTCGAAAATTGCGTTCTTTCCGTGAAGATAACCGTTGGAATACGTAAGAATCTTCACACTCCCTGGGCGAATGAATCCTTCCGCCATACATTTTCCTTCCACGATTTTTGAGAGAATATGCTCGAGTGTATCTTTAACATTACGCCCAATAATACGGAATGGAATTTCTAATTTGCGGGTCAGTAATATTGTCGTATAAATTCCTAATTTGGGCGACGCCGTTGTCGGTTGATTTGACAACCTACCATACCGTGAAATACTTGCGGTTGATCTGACTTTTTCACTTTGATTCATTTTATATCGCTATCGCTATCGTTATTGTCCTAATATATCATTATACTTTATTTCTCTATATGTAATCTCTCGATATCGCACAATAAAGCCTCGCATGGTGTGAAAAACCATTTACGTCCGCCAACGGCTTTCCGGTCAAACGTTCGCAATAAAAACTCCTGAAATACACATAATTCTTTCTGAGTTCGAACCTTTGTATTTTCAGCAGTAAGCTTATATTCATCGCGTTGAGTCGCCGGATTCAAAGACAATACCGTATTTATAATAGATATTGCGTCGGTTTTACCCGATTGGTCGCATCGTGCGCCCTTGTCGCGTTTCTTCGACATCACCTTCACCTTAAATACTAAGTATTCCATCTTGAATAATGAAATAAACCCGATAATCATATTCATTTTTTGGATTTGTTTTGTTTGTACTTCGGCTAAAAGTAAAGAGAAATCCCGTTCATCTTCTGGTTCGGCGGATACCCATTCGTGAGTCTCGAACCGGAGGACAACGAGTTCAAATAATTCTTTCTTTGCCTTATTGAACAATAGCATTCCTTTATCTTCTAGTGCGGCGGCACCAGCGGCACCAGCGGCACCGGCAGCAGCAGCGGCTCTTCGTCCCACTAATGGTCGGTGTATTACCTGTCGAGAGTAGTATTGTAAGATCATACGTTCAAATGGTGTGAGGAGATGTATTCCGCCACCGCCCGCGCTACCAGATGTAATTTCCATCGACCGGTTATTCTTTCGAAATAAATGGTTTAACAGATTCTTTGATTCTTCGAATGATAGATGCTCGACCAGATTTGCGATGACAAGTTCATGAAGCTCTTCTCTCGAGATTTGAAATTCGGCTGTTTGAGAGATTTGATCGATGACCTTTCCACAATAAAAATACCACTCATCCTGGTCTTTTGTCGGTTTTTCATAGACAGTATTACATCTCTCGAACGTATTCGACAACATCGCAAGTATTTCTTCTACAGGATGATCTTCTTCGAGAGATTCACCCTCTGATAAAATAACACCGGTATCATCCGGAGCTGCCGCCCCAAGCGAAGATGTATGCGCCATTTCAGGTATTGGCCTATTCGATGTTAGTTTTTCAACCACCTTCTTATTCGGAACAACTGCCGCACCCATTCCTGTGGGAGCCAACGACGGTTTCGGCAGAATACCCAAATAATCCTCTGTTATATTTTCTGGAAGAGGATATTCTATTGCGGTATGTTTGTAAGGGACAGGCGTACTGCGTTCATGAATACTAATACGCTTATCGGTAAGTTCGATAGGCTGGAATAAGTAATAGTCACCCACGTTTATAATGCGGCCAAGACGTCCATATTTATCATTTACATACTCGTTTGAATCAGTCACCATTTGTGTAAGTGCCAAATTAATTTGCGCAATCGGATATTTACGAATCGCATTTACGTGTGCGATGATTCCGTTGGGGCCCGTCTTCTTATAGAAAAATGCGTCCTTGTATAAATCGCGTATTTTATGAATAATTTTATCGATGTTCATCGACATGAATTTTTCATTAAACGTATCGAGGCGGACATCGCTTTTGCGTTCGTGGGACCCTCTTGCCTTACCGTCGTTGCCGCTGTCACCGTCACCGTCACCGTCACCGTCGCTGTCGCTGTCGTCGTCGACCCCATATAAATCAGTTTGCTCTTGAATCGGTCGTCCATTAGAAAAAGTCGGACGACAAACATACTCACACCGTTCCATATAATCACATAATGCGGAGTATGGGCGCGCACCAACCTGATAGTTTATTTGTTTGCGTGACGAGAGATTTTGCCGAACAACTTGATTCAATTGTGCGGCGGTTTGGGTATTATGTTGAACATTCAGAAGACAATCCACCGCTGATGTGCGAAGAAGGCGAGAGACTGCGCCGATTTTTACTGCTTTAAATTCCGAGAGACGGTACAAATAAAGGTCGATTGCCTCGATATCTGGGTTTGTTAATGTTGTTCCATATAAATACAATTCCACGTTTCTCTGTGAAAATGGCAGACGCTTATGACTACAATTGCGGATAGCACGCCCTATAATTTGTTCGAGTAAGTTCATGTTATACCACGGCTCCAAAATATGGACTTGGCGAATGTTTTTAAAATCAAGACCTTCACTACCCGCAACCGATATAATAACGACCTTTACATTTTCGCCGTTTGTGTTATTTTCACTCGTTAGAGCTTTTAATTCATGTAAATTATCCGGCGAAATCGTGGGGTCACCAGTGATAACAGAATATCGCGCTGGACGAAATGGCTGATCCGGGTACTGTGCTTGATGTTGGCGCTGTGGAAGCATCGTGATCGAATCGATATTTTGTGTTGGCTTGCTACGAAACAACGACGAATTTCCACCAGCAACACTATACCGTGTAAATCCGAGCTCTTCTAATGCGAGAGCAATCGGGACAACGCCGCCATCAATATACTGGCTGTAAATAAGAATAATGCCTTCACTTACAATAACCTTATCTGTTATGTTTTTAATTTTAGCAGAATACCGTCCAATATTCTCTGGTGCGAAGATCCGAGATGATGCCTTTGTAGTTGTTTCACCGCGTGGCAGTTTAAACGCACGGGTAAATTCCGGGCGATATTCGAAATTCAACCGCATCGGTGGATTGCCAACCTCCTCATACGACATGATGTGGCGTAATCCTTCCTTTCCAATACAAGCCGCGATATCAAATTCGTCGTTGGGGTCGTTCATGTATTCGATGAGAGATGGATGTGGATATACGATATTCAAGGCTTCGAGTGGTTTTTGAACTACAGCATAACCAATCGTGTCCATATTTTCAAATGACGGGAAATCCGCGGATTCGACTAATGTGGTTTCGTCGATTACGGCGGCGCCTTCGCCTGCTCCTGCTCCTGCTCGTGCTCCTGCTTCCGCTTCTTTGCCTTTGCCTTTGCCTTTGCCTTTGCCTTTGCCTGACGATTCCGTTGCCGCCGCCGCCGCCGCCGCTTTTTTCCTTCGAGCCATCGCAGTTTTTTTATAAATATACATCGCCTTCATGTCGCTAATAATAAATCGATATGCTGACTCTTGAATGTCGCCTGCCTGTGTCATATAAACATCAATATGTTCGATCGGTTGGTCAATATGACGTCCGTTCAATTGAGTACGGGGATATCCCACCGCACCCGCAGCCGCACCCGCGTCGCCATGAAGTCGTGCGAGCAGCGAGAATTCCGGTGAATGTTCTCTCGGATAAATCCGATACGGAAATGTATATGGATTTTCACCCCGAACGAATGAAACATAACCGGTTGCTTTACGAATAAGAAGGTCCTTCCCGATCTCTCGACCATCCGCATCTACGCGGAAATTACCGTGGTCATCAAAAACATCCGCAATATCGATTGTCGCACGACGGTCATTCAAGTTCATCAGGTTAATCAACCAGACGATTTCCTTGTAGCTATTATACATCGGTGTTCCAGACAGCAATAAAAGCCGCACATTATTTACCTTCTGGACAATCTGAAACAATATCTTCGCCACGCGCTTATCACGATTATCATCAGTAATACGGATATTATGTACTTCGTCAATAATAATAAGTGTATTCGCGAATAATTTGCGCAGCTTTGCTACAGAAAGGGTTTCGATCGCAAGTGTCTCCATTTCAGCCGCTTTTGCGAGTTCGGCCGCTGATTTACGCCCTTTTTTTGCGGTTGCGGTGGCGGTAGCAACGGATGCGGCACTCGACGACAGAGCAGCTCCTGGCACCCCTTTACGACGTACCTCTTGTATCACGGCGTCATCTTGCGAAATGCCGATACTTGATGCGTGCGTTCGCGCATAATTCGCGAATTCATTATACCCGAAAAATAAATAGTGTGATGAAATAAGTCGTCGTATCTGTTTGATAATCTTTTCACGCGTCAGCCCTTTCATATTCATGGGGTTGATTTCTTTAATGAATTTATTCCCTGTACATGCGCGTATATTCCATACACCCGGCTCAATCTCTCGGAGTTCACGTTCATCAAAGAGCTGAAGCCGGAAGTTTTCCTGAACATTCGGTGATGCGATCACGATAATCTGTTGGGTTATTCCCATCTGTTTCATATAATCCCGCATTTCTTCAGCAACACTAATCGCAGAACACGTCTTTCCAGTCCCTAGACCATGATACAACAACAAACTATTGTATGGCGTTTCCACCGAAAGAAAATTCCGCACGAATTGCTGGTTGGGCGCCAATTCAATCTGCGCATTACACAAAATCTCACCCTCTTCTTCCACATTTTTCGTATTATCTACATCCATCTTGGTGTCAAAGAATTCTTTTCGAAGGGCGATTTTAGTATTAAAATTTGGGTCATTCAGGGTCGGATAAAGTCCGGATAATGCGGCGGCAGCGGTGGCGTCGTCCGTATCACTATCGCCATCCGCCGGCAAAACCCCTATATCATGAATTGTCATCTCTCGTTCAAGAAGTTCTTTTTTAAGCAGGAGCTTGTTGAATTCCTTACTAAATGGATTGTTGAGTTCTTCCGGTTTCAGACGTCTGCGCCCTTCTTCGAGATCGCGTTTCATAGCCGCAATCGTGGTTTTAGGATTTGAAATAATTGGATTTACAACAAGACCGCCCGAAGCGCCGACAGCCTTTGATTTGGGTTTTATTGTCCGTACTTTTTTTATAGCTTCACCCGAAATTGGCGGCGCATCTTCTGGCATTATTGCCAACGCAGCCGCCGCAACCGAAGCAACCGGCGGATTTTGTTCCGGCGCCGCTGATGGCCCAGTAATACTGATTTCTATTGGTACATTTTCTTGTTCTTCAGCCATAATTGCGCCTTTTCTCTTATGTATCGTATCTATTATTTTATATTATGATTTGGCCCTTTATATAATTACACGAAATAAAAAGAATACCATGTTAAAATATCTGATAGCGGGATAATATGTTATTGATTTTATGAACAATACCAATTTTTTCTAAATTGTAAGGTCGTATTGTTTCAATACATTCGTCAAAGGTCATCCATTTCATGAGACCGACCTCCATAATATCGTGCGCCTTTTTCGGTTTCTTATCTAAATCCACCATCGCAAGAAAATACTTCTGTTTATAACACTTCATATCTGAACCCATGAATATTTCTTCGAATGGCGCGATGTTTTGTATCACATTATCGTTACAGATATCATAACCCGTCTCTTCTAGACATTCTCGTAAGGCACATGGAAGGTCTTTTTCATTATAATTGCGGCGACCCTTCGGAAATCCCCATTCGGTTTCGGTCCAACGTGTCGTCGATTCTTCAATAAATTGATGAAGCGTCTTTACACGCCCGTCCTTTGTTCGTATTCCACCCAGAACCTGACGATATTTTTCAAACGAAATATGCTCTTCATTTTTATACTGACTTCCTCGCGTATATTCCCCCCATAATAATCTCCATAATTGTTCGAAGGTAAGACGCAACAAATTTGCCTTTTCAGAGATTGTCATCTCGTCAATAATGCGCTGAATATATGCCTCGTCGTTTAGCGAATATTTCCCACGAACAAAATCGACGAACCCGAATGAATCACGCCGACGTATCATAAGAAATTCCGGCCCGGATTCACCACAACGAAACGCAATTATACCTATGCTTGTAATAGGTGCGCGGCAATTGTTATACACATGATTCGTTCGGTTACAATTGTTACAAAAATACTTGTTTGAATCTCCACTGACGGTACCTGTCCCTGTCCCTGTCCCTGTCCCTGTCCCTGTCGATGTCGACGCCGATGATGATGACGCCGCCGCTGACGCAGATGCCGATGCCGACGTTTTTGTTCTTTTATTTCGCAACACACTAATTTCTAGATAAGACAACGCAGATTTAGGATTATTTATTTTTTGTACATCATCCTCTTCTATGATAAAATTTTCCTCCATTCTTTTGAAATCGCTTATCGTAGTTCTATGGTTGTTTTTATGTCGTTTCATTATAAGCAAGCGATGCTTAAGCTCGACGCGAAAATATGGGGGCCTCATTACTGGTTTGTACTGATGACGGTTGCGGTAAATTACCCCGACCATGTAAATGATGTCACGCGTAAAAAATACTATGATTTCATCCAGAATTTCTCGATGCTTATTCCCGAACCAGAAATGTCGGCAGAGTTCGACCGAATGTTGGGGAAATATCCGGTAACGCCGTATTTAGACAGTCGCGATTCTTTTATTCGCTGGGTTCATTTCGTCCACAATCGCTATAACGTTCTCTTGATGAAGGACGAGGTGAGCCTACATGATGCTCTCGAGAGATATTATTTACATTATCGTCCACGGTCGGTCCAAATCCTAGAAGAACTTAAGTATCGAGAGAAGCTCGTCTATTTGTTATTATTGGCGGGTTTGGGGTATGCGGCGTATTATTATCATAATCGATAGCGAAATATTCGAGACTATATATAAGTTATTAAACCCAAGTCGAAACTCTGAATAAATGGTAAAAACCGAATACATCGTATTTATAATTACAGCGGTTCTTATCGTGAATACATACTATGATGGTCAGCCGTTGAAAATGTTTCAAAGCAATCAGAAGTGGATTAAGATGGCGACATTCGGGTTTATAGGTCTCTCACTCTTCCTATTTTTACGCCGCAATCCGGAAAACTCTAGGCAATTGTTATTTCATGCGAACGATATCATCAAGTATATGCCGATAAGTAAAGGCACCGCAGATATGATAACGCCGTTTTTTGATATGACGGGGCGTTCCGCGGGGGGTCCGCCCCCCCACGACGGTGGTGCGATAGGCGGAGCGATGGGCGGAGCGATAGGCGGAGCGATGAGTAGTGCTGTCGGAACACCCAGCGCAAGAACCGCGCAACCAATAGCACAGCCGTCGTGGGGGGGCGGAACCCCCGCTGAGAAACGGTTGCTCAACTCCGGCAAAAACTCTAGCAAGCGTAGTGTTAGTGAAACGAAGAAAAAGTATGTCGCCGCGCAACAGGGGTGGAAATGCGGGGATTGTCAGCGTCAGCTTCCCGCTTGGTTCGAAGTGGACCACGTGATTGCCTTAGAACATGGCGGTTCCAACCACATCGATAATTTAGTCGCTTTATGCCGAGACTGTCATGGAAAAAAGACCGCGATGTCGTTTTTGTAATATCGTAGTGACCATCACATTTTTATATCCTATAATAATAACTGGGTGTTGTTCATATAGGATATAAAAGAAAGAAATGTCCGCCATGGATTTATTGCGAGCGACGACGGCAGCAGCCGATACGATAAATAAAATAGACAGCGAAGACGGTAAAAAAGAATATAATGCGGTTGAGACGGTCCAAGAAGCATTCCATATTAAAAAGTTGTTGGATTATCTTCCAATTATTGTTCTCGTTCTAATCGTATTTATTAGCATCGTTTCATCTGATCTACTAAAAGATAATTGGCATGTTTTCGCAACACTCGTCATCGCATTTGTTTTTGTTTCATTTATTCACTATTTTACTCCATCAAAAATGTTAGAACTCGAAAATAGTAGCATACCTCCCGCATTTATGCCAAAGCTTGCCAACACTATCGATTTTTCAAGCCTCAATAAGTTTTATTATGGTATTGGCATCGCAGTATTGGGTTTCGGTATCGCACTCGGATTTTCCAGTATTCATGTATCTAGAAGAAGCACCGATTACGACCCGTCGTCAGGTCTCATTACTGTTGGTTCGCTATTATTGATTCCCGGATTTTTCTATTTTTTACTGATCGCGTTCAAATACATTCCAGTCATCGCCGATAAAATTCCTTTCGTTAAAACCTTCACACCATCGAATATACCTCTATTTATACTCTTCATTATCGCCGGTATTCCTTTGGTTGTGCGCGGAAGTGAAATGAAGAATGACCTAGATAGTAAATTAAAAGATGATAAGTTTGCGTCAGATGAATACAAAACAAGTATCGCAAATACGAGTGCCGACGCGATGTTAGGAACCGGCTTATTTTTCCAAATCGCGGTGTTTATAGCAATCGGGTATTGTTTATGGAGTTTGGTAAGTGAAGGGAAATTAACGGATATTACACCGATCTTCAAAGTAACCGCGTTGATTCTATTTTTCGGTTTGATCATCCTTTGCGCTACTTTTTTTTCTAAAAGTCTGGGTGGCCTCGGGTTTGAAAAATCACCCGAACAAAAGGAAAAAGGTTCGACATACGAGGATAAAGCGTTTTTAGTCCATGGTATCATTTATATGATTGCCGGTATTGTATTTTGCTTGATATTAATCGGGCAAGCAGAAAGGTTGAAAGTGTTCAAAGGCACGTTAGCGTTTTTGCCGATTGCGTTATTTATTTTTGTGTTGATTTCATGGGGCTTCGTGGATCAAGAAGCAAATAAAACTGTGGATATTAATGTAATCAACAAAGACAGCGTTTATTATCAGCGATTGAGACAAGAGGCGATAAAGGAAGTTCAGAAAAATTCGCCAAATACATTTGCCAATACTGGCGAATTCGAGGCAGCAGTAGATAAATCAATAAAAGAACGACTTCAAAAAATGGGAGACCAAACAAAGTCGCCGGTAAAAGCGGTTGTCGGTGTAAGCTCGTTTGTATCCATTATTATTATTGTGTTTTCTATTATTGTTTATAGCTACCGTCGATTGTTCATGAAATCTAAATATATTAATGACGACATAAAAAAGAAACTTAAAGCCGATAAAATGCTTTCAACGGATTGGGATAAAATATTAACGGAGATTGATGAAAACAAGAGTAGTGAATCAAAAACGGAAGTGCGTTTCGCCAAATGGTTTTCGCTTATCCCGTTCTTATCGGTTATTCTCATCATCTTGTGGGTGAGTGTACTTTTTACACGTGTTACGACTTCGCCAAAAACAAGCGACTGGATCGCCGGTAAATTCTCAGGTGATATGTTTCCACGGGTGAAAGAGCTCATCGACGCATTTTTTATTGTTGTTATCGTCGGTCTTTCATTATGTGCGATTTTATTGCTTCCGATGGTGAAAGAAATGAATGTGGGTGGTCTTGATTCGATGCTGAAATTCGCGGAGTCAGTTCAGGTGTGGCAATTCAAGCAAAATACGAACGCGACGCGAGGCGGCTGGATTGGTGTATCGGCGTTTATCGTTGTATTTGTGTTTGGTCTCTTGTGGTGGTGGTATTATTTGTCTAGAATAAAACCGGAGGAAGAGACAAAGACCGGCGCAACCTTACCCGTCATTCCCGATAATTGGGGGTGGGCGATCGCTTTTGTTGTCCTCCTCGCGATTTGCGCGATTCCCACCGGATATCATATCTTTTCTGATGGAATACATGAAGATTTC